GTAAACTTTAGTTCTGCTAATTCTTTGTTGGCATCAACTAATGTCTTAATTAGATTAGCTGCGACTTCATATGCACGGGGATGCTCAGATGCTTTCGCAACCTCCAATAGATCTTCCAGAGAAGACGAACCTCTATAGATTAGGTCCTTGATGTTTCTTCTAGCATGAATAACATCATCACTATCAGCTTGAATAGCAGCTTCAATACCAGTCTTTATACTGTTAATCGGCTGGAGGTTTAGTGCCTTGCCGATAGGATCTTTTTCATTTTCTTCACTCATTACGGTTCCGAAATACTAATATTAATACCAAAATCGTCTGTTGATTTAATTAGATCAAGATCTATGGATTGACTTACATTTGATGTTGGCGTTCCATTTGCAGTAAGAGCAGGTCTAACTGTTATTACTTCATTTGGTGTATCGGCAGATGAGACTGCCGATACTTCGCCTACAGCATTTGAGTTTCCACATAGAACATTATTCGCAGTATTAAATGTGCCGTTTACGTTTGCAATGTATAAGAATGTTGAATTAGCTTGTTTAACAATACCAGACGCTGTTTGTGTTCTGCCATTTGATTGATATACAAAATCACCAGGTTTAAAATTTGTAATAAAGCTTGTTATGGATAAATTTGCTGTTCTTGTATTTGAATTATTGTATAGATTTGCAATTGAGCGTCTAATAACATCTGATCTACCTGTAGGACCAAATAGGTATGCTTTCATTATGAATGACAATGTATGAATAATATATCTACGATCTAAATTTTCAAACGATCCTTCATATTTATCTACCATGTTGATATCATTAAGAACAACAGGAATATCAACTTTAAGATCCATACTTGGAACTAAACTTAGAGTAGAAGTCCATTCTGGTGTAAAATATGGTAGAATCTGCTCGAAGATCTTGAATCCATCTTCTGCATTTTTAGTGTAGATGGATAGATTAAACTTAATATTGACTGGTACTGGATTGTAAATTGTCTCAAGCTTACCTGTATAGTTAGTAGATTGCTTGGAAATCTTACCAGTAGAGATTAACTTACGTGATGGATCGTAATCAAAATCAACAATCTCAAAAGACATTCTGGGTAGAGTCATGGCTACACTCTTGTTAAGTGTAGGGTCTTGTTCTAGTCTTGCAATAAACTTCTGCTTGGGCCCATAAGCAATAGGGACTACAAAATCCTGAATAACATTATTACTGGAATCTGTACGCTCAATAGAAATATCGTTGAATAATGTACCAAAGTAAGTGACGTATTTTCTAATTAAAGCGTGATAATAATAACCTGTAATCATTAGACTCTCTCACTAAATGGATTTTTATCAGTAAAGTCAATGATACCGTCTGATTCCAGCTGGAATTGTGAATTCTGTGCACCAGGGTCTTGATCTTCAATATCGATACGCTCTAGTATAAGCATATCAGCAGCTTCGGTATAGAGCAGAGCTCCTTCTTCAGTTACTAGTTCATATACACCCACATCATCAAGAGTAAATCTATCTTCTATACTATCAAGCTGCTCAATACCAGTATCAATTCTTTCTGAACTATACTCAAACTTCTCACATTTTAGTTCGTAAACATAACGATTTGATAGTTCATAGAACGGTAAGTCGTGATCGACAAATTTAATCTCATAAAGACCATCATTAATAGGTAAATAAATTAAATCACCTTCTAGGGGTCTATTTACTCTGCCCTCGTAATCGCCAATCTCATCCTCATAACGTCTCTTGGCCATTACAAATGTAATTTGTTCTCTAATCTCGACACCAAATTTTGTAAGAATGTCTTTCTCGCCAGCAAAGCCCTGCACGTTCTTGGGATACATCTCAACAAAATACCCGCGTTTAAATATAGATAACACGTCTTCTTTAAAGATCTGATCTTTATTAAAAAGTGTTCTGGGTAAATAGTAAGTATCAATGCCGTTTATCTTGATAGATTCTATTGTGAGATCTTCAAGTAAACGCTGCTCTGATACTGCTGCTTTGTTGAAATAAAACGAAGTTGCCACTTGTTACCCAATCATGTACTCAGGAGGTACTGAGTAGGAAGTAAGCATTTCTGCTTCTAGTTGCTGAATTTCTGAATTGGCTTCGTTGTAAATCTTCTCACCGTTAAAGGTGATGCCGCCCATCAACTGAATACCAGAATACTTAGTAAGATTTACGCCCCACTGTCTTTTGATAAGAGCTGTAGTATACCTTAGAAGCCATCTATCTTTCCATACATCAGTATAAGTATCTGGGTTGATAATTTCGTACGCTTCAACTAAGAAGTACTTGTTGATATCAATTCTATCCCAATCCATATCGATATGCAATCTATTTCTAGTGCGTGTATATCTAATAGGCTGTTGGCCTACTAATAGTTGTTCTAGGAATTGAATATGTTGCATGTTCATATAGTACGGTACCATGGACTGTCTATAGAACTGATAAAGATCGTTAAGAGCGATCTGATAGCGAATATCAAATAGCGAAGCTGTTGTAATTAAATCGCCAATACTAAAAATACGAACAGCGCCAATAATATTTTCAGGTAGAGTGATATACTTATTTGACGCATCCTGCGATGTAACCTGGTGCTTGTAGTATATCTTTTCCGAACCATCAAAGTGATAATCCCAGTAGTATGCAAGCGCTTCATCAACGCGATCCTCGATTTGATCGGGATCGACGTTGATTTCTATAACTGGCTTACCTAAACGGCGTAAGCAATTTTCGATGAATTCCGCACGGGTTGTAGGATTGGCCATTGTACACCTCTTTTACTATATTTAGTAAGAGGTTATCCTAGAACACTTTTTGCCTTGTTAAGAAGCTCTGTGCGGTGGTCGATACCTAGAGTACCACCATTTACTTTCTTGGTTACAGCTGTAATATCATCACTGTCAGCAAGAGCGTTCAGACCGCGTGAACTCCAGAACCATGCAGCTGATTCTACAGCACCTTGAGGAGTTTTTAGATATTCAGCAGCTTCATCTACAGAGATACCCTTGGCTTTAGCAAAAGCTGTATAGTTAGCGCGGCCGGTTAGCTGAATAACACCGCGGCCCTTGAACTTCGCACCATCACCTTCTTCAGTATTACCTAGATTCTTTGCACCCCAAGCACCACCATAGATGATATTTGCAATGGCTGATTGATCTGCTTTCTGGCCGGTTGCGTCGTTACGACCGACCTTACCAGCTTGTTCAGCTGTAATACGAGAACCAAACATGGCTGTGAGAGCGGTAGTCTTGTAGTTAAGATTTTCTTCTACTACCTTGAACTCACCTGACTCATGTGCTGTTTGAGCAAGGAAATGAGCCATTCGAAGAGGTGTATTAATACCGTACTTCTCAGCAAGAACAGGAGCTAGTTCTGCAATTGCACCAAGAATTTCTGGCTTACCACCAGGTGCTAGTTTTTGAAGTTGTGCTAGTGTAGCCATTTTAACTCTCCGTTTTACTATTAGCTGCCTCTATCTGAGGTAATACTTGCTTTCTGATTTCTTCTGTAATAGGAAGACCGATACGTGTAGGAAGTTCACCGATACCGGCTAGAATTGTGTTGATTTGATCAAGTGTCAATGTTAAGGTAAGTTCATTCATGATATTATCCTTGCTTAAGTGATGTTATTTCTTCTCTTAATTTAGCTATCTGTACTTGCTGTTCTTTGATAGCTTCGGTTAACAGGGCAACAATGTTTCCGTACGATACTGTATAGTAGCCTTCTAAACCCTCTCTCACAACTTCCGGTACATGCTGTTGCAATTCTTGAGCGATGAATCCTATACCTTGCTCTTCAGTGTCAATTCTAGTATAACTAACACCTCTTAATTTTAGTATCTTGTCTAATGCATCTTTTAACTCAACAACGTCCTTTTTTAGTCTTTCATCTGAATAAGCAGTTACGTTACCACGAGCGGTAAAATTACCGGACGTATCAGTCGACAGATCGAATGCTGCATTTGTATCGCAAGTTACTACCCAGCCTCCTGCACCACCAGGAACATACATTGTAGCACTGTGGTTTAGAGTAGCGTTTGAAGTATTCATCATCCTTATACAAGGATCGTTACTATTATTGAGCCAGATATTTGGAGCATCTCTACCGTAACCGCCACCTCCAGTGGTGTCAACTCTCAACCTTGCTGATGTTGTATTACTTGTTGCTATAGAGGTATTACCAGCTGTACCAACATATATTGCTGTACCAAACGTTGCTGTGTTGGTTGTAGTTGTTAGGTTTGCTGAAGTCAAACCACCTCCAATAACAACGTTACCTGAAACGTTAGCTGTACCAGTGACTTGTAACTTAGCATTTGGAGCAGTATTACCTATCCCAACATTGCCGCTGCTGTCGATGCGCATAACCTCAGTGCCACCTTCAACGAATGCAATTGTATCAGCAGCTGGAAAAACCATGCCAGTGTTGGTGTCAGTACCTTGAATAGCAGGTGTGGTATTAGAACCGTCTATTCCTGATATACCAGATGATCCGTTTAGGTAGAGGGGCATTTATTACTCCGATTTCAGTAATATTTACAACATTTTATTATAAGTAGTTATGTATTTGAAGCTGACGCTTGCAGGATCATGTTGACATCGTTGATGGTGAGTTCAAGTTTCATGCCCTACTCCGCTGGCGCGATTGTCAGTTCCCCGGCAGCAACCAGGGCCATGATGTTCTGGTAATCCGTGTTGGCTGGGTCCAGCGGCACAAAGCTGGTCACGCCGTTGATGTCAACGCGGATGTCGTTGTTGACGCCGTTAAAGGCGATGTATTGGGCGTTTGTGTACATGGCTTATAGCTCGATTTCGGCGCTATACTGGGCTTCAAGAGCGCAGTCATTGGCAACACTGT